GCTGCCTTCTCACGAATAAGTTGCTCGTAATCTGCAGGGTCCTTGCCCTTGAAAATCTTCTGAAGCCAAGTATCAATGTTTCCACCTGATGCTTCGGTAAGGTCAACACCATTAAGGCGTGCTGTTGTGCGAAGCAAACGTAGAGCCTTACCAGTAGGACCTTCTGCAAGTCCACTGGCAGTGACATAACGTGACAGTGCATCTAACTTAGATAGAGTTTTCTTTTCATTGGCTAGGTCATATAGACCTCCAGCAATTTTTGTTAACTCGTCATCAGTTACATTAAGACCTTCTTGGTTTGTTAATAACTTTAACTCACCCTTAGCCTCAGCCAAACCACGAGCATAAGCATTTTCGTTTTCTAATTTGTCAAGTTTCTTTTGGTAGTCAGGATCTTTTGTATCTAACGCAGCCTTAAGTCTTTCATATTGGCGCTTTTCAAATCCACGCTGACGTACATCGCCTGCTGAAGTTTGCCACCACTTGGTATTCTTAAGACGATTAAGGAATTCAGTATCCTTCATATCATCATTTACATCTGCTACATCACCTATAGCAGCACGAAGAAGAGCGTTTAGTTCTGGGTCGTCATTAAAGACACTATCAATATCGCCGTAGGTTGCTTTTGCCTTGGCTAAGATTTCATCAAATGGAGTTAATGGAACAGCACCTGAAGCACCACTAGCACCAGATGCACCTGAAGGTCCTTGATCTGTTGCTTCTGCAGCACGGAAAGACCCAACATTAAATGAAGTCTCTGAATCATTTAGAGGACCTGTTGGACCTGATGGGCCACTTGAAGTTGCGGTCTTCTTCTTTAATTCTGCAGCAGCGGCAGCATCTTGTTCTGCCTTGATCTTATCTGCTTTTGCTTTAGCAGCAGCAGTTGCTGCTGTGCGATCTTCTTTTACTCCTGTGCTTGTACCAGCAGTACCAGTAGGACCTGCAGAAGTTTTGGTTACAATTGGAGTAGTGGTAGTAGTTCTCTTACCTGTTGAATCCCACTTCTCAGTGCCACGAGTCCATCCACCAGTAGCCTCATCGTAGACTGCTGCACCAGGGACACTCATTGGGCGCTTAACAATTTCTCCGCCCTTAACAGCAATGTTAAGTGACTTAGCAAGTGCGCTAATTTCAGAATCTAATTTAACGCCTGACATCCAGGATCTGGCTCTGCTAACCTCTTGAGAAGTAGATTTAGGATTAGCGATAACGTTAACTAGTTTTTGACGTGTGGCAAGTAGGCTATTAAGTAGCGCTTCATTCTTTTTGGTTTGTGCATCTTGTCTTGCTTTTAATTCAGCGGCATCTTTAATACTCTTTTGCTTTTTTAATTCTGCTTCTTGTGCAGCCTTTGCCTTTTCTGCTGCTGCTAATTTGATCTTAGCATTTGCAATATCTTGCTCTAATGACATATTAGTCTACACCTAACGCTTGCTTGAAAATATCATAAAAGCCGAAGACTTTTCTGGACTTTGCTTCATCTGTTCCTGCAATCTTCTGGAACAAAAACTCTTCAACATCTGGACCACCAGTTTGAGTAACAACATTTGTCTTACCACCAGAGTAAGTAGTCTTAGTAGGCATAGCCTTCTGACGCTTAGTTACCTGTGTGTAGTACTTGTCAAACTCAGCCTTAGTAGGACCGCGACCTAGTATGTCTTCAAAGATCTTGTTGATAAGTGTACGGCCCTCTAGTGGTGTAGACACTTGTGTCTGTACAGTAGAGGTCGGACCACCTGTAGTGCCAGTACCTTCAGCAATTGATTCAACAATAAACTGACTACGAGGAATATTTCCACGGTAATCTTTGAGCATTACACGGGCATTTTCCATATCGGAAATAGCCTTGATTAAAGGAGCAGTTAACTTAGTAACTGGCTTTCCTCTGTAATAAGGAGTCTTTGCTAAACGTGTAGAAAGAAGTTTAATTGCTTCTGGACCAGCACCAGCAATGTTGGTGATGTATTCCTTAAGACCAATCTCTGGTGCTGATTGAGTCTGAGCAGCAGGTGCTTGTGTTGCTGCAGCACGTGCTGCGTCTGGTGAACCAAACGTTGGACCCATATTATGCTCCCATCAATTTTGAGAATAGTACGTTGTACGCACTTAAAGTATTCTCGTTAGTCTTGGACAATTGTTGCAACTTGCTTAGCGTGTCTGTCTCTTCCGCATCTACTAGATAGGAACTTCCAGGAATCTTACTAATTGTTTTCTTTGTTTCCTGGAACTTGTCATAAAGAGCAAGCATTTGCTTAAGAGTAGATGTAGTCTTAGGAGCAGCCTTGAAAGCCCTCTCATCACCAAGCATATTGCGTAGATCATTAAGAGCAGCAACACGTTCAATGGCTCGCTTGCCACCTTGGTTGATCTCTTCTTGTACTAATGGACGACCAGCCTTAAAGGTAGTTGACCAATCAGTCCATTCCTGACGTAGGCGACTGCGTTCAAAGTCTGTTCCTACCTCAGTTAATGACTTATCAAAAGTATTCTTGCGATCATAGTAAGTCTGTAGATCTGCTGCTGTCTGTACCTCACGTAGGTAATCTGTAACAGTCTTGTTCTTACGAAGACCCATATCAGTCATAGTCTTGTATGCATCCCAAGAGTATCCAGCCTTGTGCGGGATAAGGAATGCTGCACCTTGACGGTACTCTTTGAATAAGTCCTGGTTGTTCTCAACAAAGGCATTTGATTCTTCCGCATAACGGAAGTATGCAACTGTTGTACGGTCTGATTCAGAGACTGTAAATGGGATTTGATCTGGGAATAGTTCCACCCAACGCTTCATCGCAGCATCGTAATCACCTGGGTACTGGTTTAGTAAACTGTACCAAGCCTGCTTAAAGTTAGCCTTACCGTTATCACGTGCCCATTCAGTAATGTCTGAACGTAGTTGTACTTGTGGTGATGCTGGTGCAAAGAAGCCAAAGAATACACGTAAACCTAGAACACCTAATGTGGTGTTCTTCAAACGCACACGATAGTCTTCAAGTTCCTGTGGTGTAAATGCAATAGGAGTCTTAACTCCATCAATCATCTCGTACTTCTGCTCTAGGCCGTGACCTGCAGACTCAAGATAGGTCATAGACTTACGTATTGCTGATGCATACTGTCCATCACGCTCATCTTGGTTCATTGCTGAGTAAATACGATTGAAATGTGCTGGCAACAATGCTGAAAGCATTGACTGATCTTCAGCATAAGGCCCAAGTGTTAGACGAGTGATTGTATCTGCTGATCCTGGGCTGAAGATTCCCACGATATTAGATAGTGTCTTGATAGATACACCTGATAGTGGACCTGCAAATGTAGGCATTAGCGAATCTGGGTTCAAAGATGGTGTTAACATCTTGACTTTTGCACCAAATTCCACTGGAAACGGTACCTTAAACTCTGCTGGTACACCTAATGCTTGCATTACACCTTGAACAACACGGTAAACCTGTGTCATTCCTGGATAAACGAAGTATGGTTCACCCTTATCGTCTTCTTGAATCCATCCAGAGTGAGTAATTCCCTCATATGTAAGGCTTGCCTTAACAATTGCCTCTGGATTGTACTTAACAACACGTGTAATACGTCGTGCAAAGTCCTCAGATGCACGATAGAAGCGTGCAAAGTTACGAATTGAGAAAGCCATCTGGCTTTGGACCATTGGATTATCCACATAAGCCAGTGTTTGTAGACGTGCACGATCTTCTACGATCTCTGCCAATCTATATTCTGCCTGCAATGTAGCCTTTTCAATAGCCTTTGTATTCGCAGGATCAATACCACGAGTAAAGGAATCAATGAATGCTCTTTCATAACCAGTATCTTCCAACTGCTTACGGAATTGAATCATATTGTAGAGAACAATAGGTTCACGTGACATACGTGCATTGGATTCACCAAGCCACTTGTAACCAAGTTCCATAATGGATGATGTGTAATTTCCGCTGTCTGAAATAGCAATTAACTTAGGACCATTAATGTAGTCAGGAACATCAGCACGATTAGTTGGTAGATCATCTAAGGTAAGTTTGCCAGAGATAAAGTATCTTCCACGTACTGGGTCATAAGAACGGAACTGATTAAGCAAATCGGTATTAATAGTAGTACCGTCTTGCTTGACCATTATCTGCTTGACTGCTTCGTAAATGTTTTCTGCGTGTCCTTGTTCGTCTGTATTGTAGTCTTTCCAACGGAAACGCTTAGAAACTTCTGGGTTGTTCTTAAGCCACTCACGTGCAGAATCAATAGCAACCTTTGGATTGTCAAGGTTTGCTAGAACTGAAGTAGCAATCTCGTCATTGGCATAGTAACCAATACGAAGAAGCCAACTTGTCTTTGCTGAATCATCTGCAAATGGATCTATACGACCAAATTCTTTCTTGACTCTAGCCTTTTTTAATTCTTTAGGTATGGCTACTTCAAGGGCTGCAACACGAGTACCAGTTTGCTTTTGATAGGCAATTGATCTATCTGTGTAATCAAGCCCAGTGTTAAGATTCTTACCACCTTCGACTACATCTTCAAGGGCATTGTCAATGTTGCCAAATTTAATCTGCTTTGCAAGGATTGCAGTATCACGTTCAATCATCTTGCCAAGACCAATAGCCTTATAGAAGCGATTCATCTTACCTTCGCCAAGAGCCTGAGCATATAGTGCGCGGATTTCTTCAACATCTCCACCACGTTCACGAATCTCTTGTACTTTTTGTGCATACTTTTGAGATTCGTTTTTATTAACCATACGCATAATCACACCTAGTGGATCTTCAGCACGGCCTTCCCACTTAGTTAGACCCTTAGCAGGTTGTAGGAATGTACGAGAACGTGTTGATAGGTGCTTTGCTATTGGGATACCCCAAGGGTTCTTACCAATAGCAAGATTAACCATTAAATCTTCTGTTGCATTACGCAATGCATAACGCGGTCCAGCAAGGGTGAGAAATACCCAAGCAGATGTTGTCTTTTCTACAAACTCTGAGTGTGAGAAACCCATCATCTTCTGAACAAGTGTGTTCTTAGCAGCAAGGCGATCAATGTCTACAAGCGTTGGTGCAGATACCCACGATGATAGATCAGTTGCAACAAGTGCAATAGATTCATCAGAGCCTGCTGGTACAGATGGGTTACGTCCGTTGACATTAAGGGCAAATGATGGTTTTTCTTTGCCAGTTGCAAGACGTTCAACAGTTTGACCAGTTTTACCAAGGTTGATGCCACGGAAGTCTGCAATAGTTCCCCAGATTCCAGAGTACATAGCCTTGCGTGTACCTTCATCTGCGTTATCAAATGCCTGAGCAAACAATTTAGAGTCACGTTGTGGCATAACCAAACGTGCTAGGCGATAGATCTGTACGTCAGCATCTTTTGCTAGTACATCTAAACCTTCCATAGCAGCGTATGGGATTGGAGTAAACTTCTGTTTGAACTTGTCAATGCGCTTTGCAACCATTGCTGTTGAAAAGTATGCAGCATCTTTAGGATTAGCATTAGCCTTAAGATCTGCAACAATCTTTTCTTGATTATCAACAATTGCCTTGGCAATTCCATCATCTGTTGCTGGTGCACCAAAGAATGTATCTTCTACAAACTTAGGACCAACACGATCAATGTCAAACTTCTTATTTGCTGTAGTTAAAAAATTAACTCGTGCTTTGCGTTGAGCATCAAGTGTAGGTAACAATACACGACGGCGACCAATCTGGCCAGATATCATTTCATCTGTTTGCTTAGTGTTCTTAAAGAAAGCCTTAGCACTAAGTGCGTCTGTAACAGGAATAGCGTTGTCAGATTTAGTCATAAATGACTTGATAACTGCTGGACCAAACTCTGGAGCCAGTATCTTCATCTGGTTAAGATAAGCAACCTGCTCTGCAGTATTCCGTGTTTCTTTTGCTTTAGAAAAACCTTGAAGCAATTTGCCGTACTGATCCCAGAACGCAACGTTGTTAGCCTTAGAGAAGTAATTATCTACTCCACCAGATTTGCCAATAACGACATCTAGTGCATATCTATTGACATCTATTAAACGCTTTGCTCTACCTGCAAGCAATGTTGGATCTGCAAAGATACGATAGGCAGCATCTACTGTTCCAGACACAGCCTTATATGCAAGACCATTCTTAACTAAATCACCAGGAGTAAATGCATCAATAAGATTTGCAATAAAACGACCTGGAGAATACTTAGAAGCATTTACTTCTGCAAGAGCATCGTTAAAGTTTGCTTGTTCTGCACTAATAGCCTCTTCAGTTGCGCCACGTTGTGTGCCTTGAGTCTTTTGTGCAAGACGAATATAAGGAAGTTCATCAGGTGATGCCTTTGCTGCATATGCAAAAATATCTTCACCAGCAGCAAGTTTCATTGCTACTCGTACCTGTGCATCACCATACTTAGATCTTACTTTGTTGATGCGATCTTCGTTAAATACTTTGTCGCCTTTGTCATTTGCTTTATCCCAAGCAAAACCAATTTCACCTTGTGATAATGGAATGGCAACAGCACGATAAGCACGTGTAGATAAGTCTGAAACATTTTGCAAACCAGCAAGTGTCTTTCCTATACCAGAAGCAACTGCTCCACCTGTATAGTGCCAAGCAGTACCTAGCCAGCCACGATTAGGCTTGCTTATTGGATCTTCAGTACCGTACTTGGCAATAAGATCTGCCTGTTGTGCTGGTGTGTAGCGGGTGCTAAACACTGTACTAGCCACGTTAGAAGGCAGGTTAGAAAGTTGTCTGTGTGCAGCCTGTGCTTTGCCAAAAGACTCAAGCACTTTAAGTTCTTTCTCAGAAAGACCTGCTGCTGCAGCGGCTGCTTTTAGATTGTCAGCCATTAATTTCCTTTTGCTAAAGCATCCTGATACAGGATAATAATTTCGCCTGTTGTGTCATAGGGAATCATCTTTGCCAATGTGTCAGATAGTTTGACCTGTGCAAATTGTGACTGCATACCTAGAACTTCTGGACCTGCTCCAGGACCCATAGCAATACCAGTTGTGATTGGTTCACCTGGACGTTGGGTTGGTGCAAATAATGGCGTGAGTTCTCCTTGTGGTGCAGACTGTGCTGCAGCACGAACTTCACCTGTTGGTAATCCGCGAACATCTGGTGTTCTAGCGGTAGGCGCTCCTGCTATTTGTTCTTGCATAGCCTTACGGTCACCGTAATTTTGTGATGCTGGTAAATCTGTACGTACAGAGAATTTGCCAGGACCTGATACTCCCTGAAGTGGGTTATCTGCCATCGGTTTCCTCCTGTATCTTCTCTAAATCATTTGTAAACTGCTCCCAAGCCTTATTGACTTTAGAGTTTCTATTAGCATTATATATTGCTATTTCCATAATCTCTTCTGTAAATGTCTGTACAGAACTTGCAAGATTATGCACTAAACCTGCAACGGTTACTAAAAAATCAGCGAAGTGTATTGGGCGTGGTACATCGTTGTTATTATCCACACCCAATACCTTTCGTTAATTGAATAAGATTATCCCTTTTTTACTGCGTTGCCACGCTTTCCTGCTGGAGTCATTCCGAAGAATACCTTACCGCCTGCTGGCTTAGAGGTATCTTTCTTGCCTTCAACTGGCTTTGAAACTGGCGCTGCTGCGCGAGATCCTTTGTTCATATTTACACCTCCTCTTTATGCTGCCCCGCCAATGGCGGCTAGTAGGTTTCCTATATCGGGACGTTGACCAGCAGCAGGGGCCATACCACCTTGTTCTTGTGGAGGTTGCGCTGAGGCTGGGGCGGGGGCCACACCTGCTGCTGGAAGTTGTTGTTCCATACCTGGTGCCATAGGTGGCATCTCTGGTGCTGGTTCTGGTGCAAATGCTTTACCAATAATGGTTTCTAACTGAAGACCCTTTTGACGGCCTTGAATAACTTCTGCGATACGAGTAATGATCTGAGATGGATCTTGACCTTGCGCTGCAAGGGCTGGTATTGCCTGAGCGTACTGAGCAACAGCAACGCGCAAAGAATCGCGCATCTCTTCAATGTCAACACGTTGTTCCTCCTGAGTTACGTTGAGTTCCATTGGGATCTCACGGCGTACATAGTCACGAGAGACTAACTTGTCTGAACGCATTTGTAGTAGAGCAATGATTGCACGGTTAGGGTCCATACCAGACATAATGCCGTAGCGAACATCTACACCGTAGTTACCTGCAATTTGCTTTGCTGGGATGTACTTCATATTAAACGGAGTACCGTCGTCTACGCCCTTGATTTCCTTTTGCATATTGCCAAAGATCTTCTCATCTACTTCAAAGCAAAGAGAAGCAAGGTCTGTAAACATACGAGCAAACTGTGCTTGTGCTGATTTGATCTGTGTATCAAAGCCTGCTTGTAGCGCTTGTACACCACGGCCTGTAACGATAGATGCATCAATGTTACCTGAGCGAACCTCTGGGTAACGAGAACCTAAACGTAGTTCACGCTCTAGTACACCTGACTCTTGGAATACTCCAGCAGGTAGTTCTAGTGGAACACGGCGAATACCTTGTGGATTAGCAGAACGCATAATTGCGTCAGGACCAAGTGCCAACTCTTGCACATCTTGTGGAATAGCAATAGGTGCTTGAATTGACTTCTCTGCTGCTTGGATCTGCAGTACTGCAAAGCGAGCACGAGCTAGCTGTACGCCTAGTACGTCATCGTATTGACCACGTGATTCACCATCAATAGATGGACGCATAGCCACACGGACCATACACTCACCGATTGGGTTTGCTGTCTTAGCAAGGACTAGATCTTTACGCTCTGGTAAATAGATAACGTCTTGATCTGCGTCGTGGTAGCGAACTAAAGATAGATAAGGAGATCCTGGTGTGTATGTATTCATACCGACGATCTCTTTGTAGAACTCTGGGTACATAGATGCAAGTGTTTGAGCATCCATACCCAC